ACAATGTGCGGGTTTTTGCGTTTTAGGCTGTCCGAACTTGAGCTTCTGCCTGTACAGGTAGCGGTGTTTGAATTTTCAGACGGCTTGCCCTATGCCTTGCTGGTGTAGGGCGTTCCATTTTTCCTATGTGGTGAGTGTGTGCTTGCCGTCTAATTCTGAGAGGGGTCGGAGTTAGACGGTTTTTTTAAATCTTATCGATTAAACGGTTATATTTTGCCAGTAGCTCAAGATAGGCAGCCGCGTATTGCGGAACACCGATTTTGTGCCATTTACTTACTGACGTTGGGCTTATACCTAACCGCCTTGACAGGTCTGCTTGTGTAATTTGTGCAGATTCTAAAAGTGTTTTAAATTTTGTATTTTGCATATTGTAATATCTAATTAAGTTAGATATAATATGTAATTATATTAATATTGATTAGAGGTTGTCAAATGGCAGCTTTAAGCGGTTTGGAAACTATTAAAGAGGTTCGGAAGCGTCAAAATAAAACACTGCTTGCGTTCAGTGGAGGGAAAGATGCCGTTGCTACATATCTCGCAATTAAAGATTATTTTGATGAGGTAGTACCATATTATTTATATCTAGTCCCTGATTTGGCATTTGTTGATGAGCAGCTTGATATGTATGAGCGCCAGTTTGGTTTTAAGCTCACTAAGCTCCCTCATCCGTCATTGCATAGACTGCTTAATAATTTTGTTTTCCAACCGCCTCAAAATTGCGCGGTAATTGAAGATGCAGGGTTGCCTGATTTTGATTACACTGATATCCAGGCGGCGATGTGCCAAATGCATGGATTGGATAAAAAAACATTAGTTGCTGATGGTGTCCGTGCTGCTGATAGCCCGATGCGCCGAATTGCGATCCAGTCGCATGGCAGTATAAGCTACAATCTGCTTAAATATCATCCTATTTGGGATTGGAAAAAGGCTGATTTGGTAGAGTGCTTTAAAAAGCACAATGTCCGGCTTGGTAGTGATTACAAGATTTTTGGGCGGTCATTTGATGGCTTGGATTTGCGGTTTTTACTCCCGATAAAAAAACATTATCCTGATGACTATAAAAGGATACTTGAGTTTTTCCCGATGGCTGATTTAGAGATTTTTAGATGGGAGTGTGCAAATGGCAAAATATGACTTGAAACAACAGGCTGCTGATAAAGTGGCAGCCGCTAAAAACCAAGTGGCAAAATGGAAGCGCAAGCAAAAGCCGCTTGTGAATATGCCGGAATTAACAGGTAATCCAGAAACCGATAGTAAAAATGATTTAGATGCTGTCAAACAAGGATTCCGAGACCGATTAAAGGCGGAAAATAAGCGAAAAGTATCAGCAACCGACAGTGAGTATTGGAGCTGTATTTGTTTTCAGACCCGCGCCCAGGCCGATGCGTTTATCGCCGCTATGAATTGGCGGCAGTTTGGTGATAAGTATATTGATGGCGTTAAATTGGCCGAGTATCTGGGTATTGAGTTGCCTGATGAGGAGGTGGCTTTTGTGGCTGATCCGAAAGTTGATAAGACTTGGGCAGGATTTGTTGAGGATTGATTAGGGTAGCCGTCCGAAAGGGCGGCTTTTTTGCATCTAGGTGAAGGAGGTATTTTATGCGTGGCATTAAAGTGCATGGTAAACCGCATATTCGCGGTAAGGTCGCTGGCGGTCGTGGCCGTAGTAATGCGTTTTCGGGCCGTTCGAGCGGTTCTTAATCTTAGAGCCTGATTTTGTTGGGCTTTTTCTATTTATAAATTAACCCCATGTAATAAAAGGTGTTTTATGCCAGTTAAAGGTGCAGATATTTGCGGCGCAAAAACCCGCAGCGGTGGAGTGTGCCAAAGCCCTGCCATGCCTAATGGCCGTTGCCGATTGCATGGGGGGAAAAGTACAGGCGCGCCCAAAGGTCATACAAATAGCCGTAAGCCCGGCAGCCTGTATTCTGATTTTTATACAGACGAAGAAAAAGAGATTGCTGCTGAAATTGAGCTTGAGAGTGTTGATGAAGAGTTGAAACTGTGCAAGATTCGATTGCGCCGCGCCATGAAGCTTGAAGAAGAGCAGAAGCGGCGACAAGATGAAGAGCGGTTAGAGTTGGACAGATTGGTGGAGACGCCATCTGTTATTGGTGGTGTTGCAATTCAAGACGACCCTGATGTGCCTCCTGTGAAACAAAAGACTTTTGTTTATCGTGATTACGGGGAGATTATTAACCGCCTGCTTGCCCGTATTGAATCTTTGGCGATGACACGTCAGAAGCTGCTTAAAGGGTTAGTGGTGGATTTGAAATCATCTGATGGAAGTATGACCCCAAAAACAGGCTTGGCAGCTTTTGAGTCAGTGGAAGAATTTTTAAAATACGCGCATGAAGTAGATGATATGGTGTGATGGAACAAGGTCATATTAATGCAGCCCGATTGGAATCATACGGCAGCTTGTATATGTTTACACGCTGGATGTTTTATCAAAGGCGTGGCTATATTTGGCAGCGAGCAAATCATCATATCCTAATCTGTAATGCACTTGAGCGTGTTTTCAACGGCGAAACGAAACGCCTGATTATCAACATTCCGCCGCGTTACTCAAAAACGGAAATCGCGGTTGTGAATTTTATCGCATGGGCGATGGGTCGTGTGCCTGATAGTGAGTTCATACATGCGAGCTATTCGTCAACGCTAGCGGTCAATAACTCCGTGCAGATTCGTAATCTTGTCCAGCACGAAGAGTATCGGGCGATATTCCCTGATGTGGAACTTGCAAGCGAAAGCAGCCATCATTGGAAGACGACGGCGGGCGGCGTGATGTATGCGACAGGTGCGGGCGGTACGATTACAGGTTTCGGTGCAGGCAAGCATCGGGAGGGATTCGGCGGCTGCATCATCATTGACGATCCGCACAAAGCTGATGAAGCGCGAAGCGAGGTCAGGCGGCAGAACGTCATCGACTGGTTTCAAAACACGGTCGAATCTCGGAAGAATAGCCCTGACACGCCGATTATTCTGATTATGCAACGCCTGCATGAGAAAGACTTGGCAGGCTGGCTGCTTGATGGCGGCAACGGCGAAGAGTGGGAGCATTTGTGCCTACCTGCTATTCAAGACGACGGCACGGCGTTGTGGCCTGAAAAGCATGATATTGAGACACTGCGCCGAATGGAACAAGCCGCGCCGTATGTATTTGCCGGTCAGTACTTGCAAAAACCTGCACCGCCTGATGGCGGTACGTTCAAGCCTGACAATCTGCAATTTGTTAAGGCGTTGCCTGCCGGTAATATCAGATGGGTTCGCGCGTGGGACTTGGCGTCAACAGCTAACGACGGCGACTACACGGCAGGCGGCAGGCTTGGCGTTACAGAAGACGGGCGGTACATCATTGCCAATATCGTGCGCGGTCAGTACGGCGCGGATGAGCGGGATAGGATATTACGCAACACGGCGCAAAAAGACGGCGTGAAAACGAAAATATCTATCCCACAAGACCCCGGGCAGGCTGGTAAATCGCAAACTTTATATTTAACCCGTCAGTTGGCGGGTTTTTCTGTATCTGCCAGTCCTGAATCGGGCGACAAGGTTACACGCGCCGAACCGTTCGCGGCACAGGTCAACATCGGTAATGTGATGGTGCTGGATGACGGCACATGGGATACGGATGCTCTGATTGCTGAAATGCGGATGTTCCCAAACGGGCAGCATGACGACCAAGTTGACTGTTTGAGCCGGGCATTTAACGAATTGATGGTCAAGCGTGGAGAGTTAGCGCGTATCGGCTTCAGGCTGTGAGGCCGTCTGAAAGGTGTGATTTATGGGTGTTTCAAGTAAAACCGCCGCTGTGGCCAAGATGCACGGCCACGGCGTGATGATTGATGCGCTGTTGGGCGGTACGGAGGCAATGAGGGCGGCAGGCAAGATGTATCTTCCGCAATGGCCGCAGGAAGAAGACGACGGCTATCAGACGCGGCTGGGTACGTCCACGCTGCTGCCGGTTCTAAAGGAAACCATCGGGCAGATGGTCGGGCGGGTTTTCTTCCGCGATATAGGAACGGATAAGGTTTCAGACGGCCTGAAAGACTACCTGCAAAACTTCGACCTGCAAAACAACGCCCTGAATGTGTTTTGTGCTGCATGGTTTGCCGATGCGCTGGCCAAGGGTGCCAGTTATGTGCTGGTGGACTACCCGGACGGCAAGGCAAGGACGAAGGCGGAGGAAAAGGCATTGGGCTTGCGGCCTTATGCGGTTTTCGTGCGCAATTCTGATGTACTGGGCTTCCGTTATGAGATGCGGCAGGGGCGGCCTGTCTGTACGCAGTTCCGATACCGTCAGGCGGTTACGGAATATGACGGCGATTTCGGCGAACGGACGGTAGAGCAAATCAATGTACATGAGGCAGGCCGCGTCAGGCGTTACCGCATGGACAAAGATGGCAGGTGGCTGCTTCACAGCGAGGCTGACCAATCGCGCAACGGCGAGCCGCTGGGGTTTGTCCCGGTGGTTGATTTGGTGTTGGAAAAAACAGGCTTTTTTGCAGGCCGTCCGCCGTTGATGGAGCTTGCCTATTTGAATGTGAAGCATTGGCAGAGCCAGTCCGACCAAGACAATATTGTCCATTATGTGCGCGTCCCGTTATTGCAGTATCGCGGCAGCGAGGATGTGCAGAATGTGGTGGCCGCTGCGGGCAATATGATAAGCGTCGGCGCAGACGGCGAGTTGAATTACGTCGAGCATTCAGGGGCAGCCATTTCTGCAGGCGTTACGGCAATCGAGAAGCTGGAAACGGACATGCAGGCGGCCGGCGCGAAGCTGCTGACGCGAACCAAGCTGGCCTTGACCGAAAGTCAGGCGCGTGATGAGGCGGGGCGCGAAATCAGCTTGCTGCGCCATTACGCCAACCTGTTGGAAGATGCAATCGGTCGCGTGCTGGACATGATGGCGGCGTGGCAAGGATTGGATGACGGCGGCGCGGTGGAAATATCGGGCAGCATAGACGACAACGGCAACCCCGAATCGAGTGTGGACGTGCTGGTACGTATGAACGCGGCGGGCGTTTTGAGCAATGAAACG